TGCGCCAATGTTCGGCAATAATAATGCCTGTCGTCTTGGCTGAATGAAAAAGCTTCCTGCCTTTCGGCATAATCAACTGCCTTGGTCTTGGAGTAATGATCATTTTGATCTCCTAAGTTAGACTTGCGAACAATCCAGATCTGCGAACTTCGGAACGTATAGCCTTAACTATGCTTTTTGCCGCGCCTGATGACGAATTCCCGCCCGCTACATTGATGTTGAAATTTTGAATCCGATTACCGGACATCGGTTTCCCACTACTTTGCGGTGTAGCACGATTGGGTAGTGATGGGTTAACCTTCGGTGATTCTTTTTTAATATCCCGTAGCTTATCCAATATCCCTTGTAAATTTTCCCTAACTTTATCTAGCTGTTCATTTATAGGCTTACTTATATCTTCAATGGCTTTTGGCATATCGTTATAATCTGCAATAACTCTTTCCAACTCAGGACCCATACTCGTAATTCTCTTAAATAAAGCATCGTAAGCTTTCGTTGCACCATCTACTTTTCCCGAATGCTTATCTATTTGATTTAACATAGCATTAAGATCTGATACAAAATCTGCTATAGACTTAGATGGCTCAAACCCCTCAGTACCTTTAACTCCCTTCTCCGGCACAACTACAATCTTACTAAAGTCTATTTTAGATTGTCTCAGTGCGCTTGCCAATTCTCCAAAATTCATGAAAGCCTCTTTCATATCTTTTGGATCTATAACATCTTTGAAACGCTGAAACTGTAAAGCTAATTGATCAAGAAAAAATTGAGACTCACGTAAATTAGATTTCCGAGCATCTTCATTACCAAAAATTGAATCTATTAAGTGAATTTCATTAAGGCGTCCTTCTAAAGACTTTTTTAAGGCATCGATCATTTTAAGAATATCTTCTTTTCTTTGGCCAGATATCTTTATACTTTCTTTAAGTGCCGATGAAGTTTCTGTAACGGCTTTAGTAATCTCTGTTTCCTTATTTATAATTATTTGGGCATCTTTTGAAAAAGATTCTGAACGATCGGATGATTCCAAAATCTCCCGCTGCCTGAAATAAAATTCATCTAACATGACTAACAAACTAGCCATTTCTGTCTTATTAAAGATTGGCTTAGCAGCATTTTGTGCATCGTAAATAGTTCCCAATAATTCCTGAAGCTTCTCCGGTGTAGCTCCTTCACCTAACTTAAATTTCTTTATATCATCCATTCTAGCCTTGAAGACTTTGAAAGCAGCCTCAGCTCGTCTTTCTATAATTTCTGCTGCCTTAATCTGATTTTCCATCATCTCTTTGCGTTCACGCAACAATGCCTGTTGCTTTTCTTCCAAAGCAACACGCTGCTCAACAAGCGTCTTTCCACGCTCTAAAATACTATTAAGCTCTTTTCGTTTAGCAGATTCACTGGAAAGTCCTCTGATAAGGCCTTCTACTTTTGCTAATTCGTCTTTCTTATCGCTTTCCTTTACTTTCAGATCGATAAGCTCTTGTATAGCATCTATAATGCGGCCCTTCTTTAATCGTTGTTCTTTAACACTTGGTGGTTTTCTTCCTGCACGCCCCTTATATATATTTTCACGAGCTTCGTCTTGAGATTCTCTCAACTCTTGAATATCTTTAATCAAGTCTTTGGCCCGACCTTCAAGATCTTCTCGCTCTTTTTCATGCATCTTCTGCGTCGTCTCAAACATCTTGTCAAGAATACCTTGCGCCTTGGCAAATCTATCAGCAGACTGTTCAATATCACCAGCCTTAAATAATTCCTTTGCTGCTAAAGCAAGCTCATCAAATCTGCTACGCATCAATTTTAGTTGACCATTAAAATCTTCCATATTGAGCCTATTTTCAAAGCTCATATCACTGAAGCTGCTTCTAAAATCCTTAACTCTCTTAATACTGTCTTCAATAGCCTTGATAACATCAGTTTCAAGTGATTGTTTAATCTCCTTACCAAAATCCTTGACCTGGTCGATAGCTAATTTGAAATTACTCAAATAGCCTTCAGCAAGTAAATCGAAATCTTCATCAAGAAGTCTGTTTACTTCTTTTTGATCATTCAATCGCTTGTTAGCTGCCTTCTTAGCCTCAGCATTGGCTTCAAGCAATTTCCTGATATTTGTATCAAGAAGTCCTTGCATCAAGGAAACTTGCTTATCTAGTTCCGTCTTGACAATTTCTGTTTGCTTCTCAGACTCAGTCTTTATTTTGAATGTAATAGATTCATACACTCTCGCTGCTTCCAAATAAAATTCACCAAGCTTACGACTGTGGTATACTAGATATCCGACACTAGCAGCCGCCATAGCGGCTACACCCAATGGCGAAGTTACAAATCCAACAAGCCCAGCCCAAGCAGCTTTGCCTGTTGCTGCCATACCCAACCAAGCAGTTTGCAACATACCTACTGCTCTAACAGATGATATTGTTGCCAAAGTATGTGTCTTGATTAACTCAATCACCATAGCTAATTTAGACTCTGTCCAAATAGTGCGAGTTAGCAACTTATAAGTAATGATAAACGTTGTCAAAGTAGCGATAGCTGGCACGATTGCTACACGCAAAGCATTAAACATTTCAGGAAACGTCATAAAATTCTTAGTAAAATTAGCCAATTTATCCAATATAGGTATAATAAATTCAAACTCAATTATATTTGACATTTTGCGCATTTGCACTTGAAGATTTTTAGCAGCACTTTCCATACTAATATCTAAGGCTTTGGCAGCCTCAGGTCCAGCTTCTTCAATTCGCTTAGTAAAATCAACCATCTGATCAAAGGCTTGAGTCAAACCCAACGCACCTTGAGTCGCCCTAATACGATTAAACAATTCACCAAGTCTTTCCATACCTTCAACGCCTTCATCAGCTAATAGCTTAATAGTACCAAGCCAACCTTTTGTCTTTACAAGCTGTTCGCCTGAAGAAACACCCAATTGTGCATAAAGTTTCTTCATTTCTTCAGTAGGTCTGATTAACTTAATCATAACATTTCTAATACCAGTCATAGCTTCATCAACTGGCATACCTTTTAACGTAAGCACGTCCAAACTTGCTGCTAATTCAGAAAATTTAATACCTAATTGCGATGAAGTCACAGTAACGCGACCTAACGTATTTGCAATATCGCCAAGCCTAAAACGCCCCAAGTCAACAGCCTTAAATAATTGCGCTGATATTTTTTCAGCATCAGTTATTTTCAAACCATAGGCATTTATAACACTCGAAAGCACATTAACCGAATCTTCAATGCTAGAAACTGTGATAATAGCGAGTTTGGCAGCATCATCCATAAACATAAATGACTCAGCACCATCTGTAATCTGATTAGATAGTGTTTCGTAGGTGCCTTTTGATATATCTTCGTTCAACAGACCGAAGGAGTCAGAAATACCACGAATACCAGATGCCCATTCTGATGCATTTAATTGATTTTCTTGGGACAAAGTTCTAATTTCAGATATGTTAATCTGTAGTTTCGAAGCTTCGCTAGAAGCATTGCGGATGCTTGAAGTTAAAAGATTAACTAAATCGTGTATCACGTGTACTGATGCTATTCTCAATAGGCTTTTCCAGCTTATTAAGATAGAATCCACATGCTTCGTCATTTTGCTTGTGGCGTTAGCATGAGTATTGACAATCTGTTGCATAGTTGTTGCAACTTGTCTATTAAGCCCAGTAAATGCTGTCGTGCCATTTTTCTGAACATCTGTCCAAATAGTGTTAAGTTTCTGCCTTGTCATATTCGCCTTGGCAGACAATTCACTTAAACGACCAAATAAAGCACGAAATCGACCTGCGTCTTGTGAGCTAGTTTCAGGAGTTACAAACTGTTTACGCAAGCCAGATATAAAAAATGAGGCTTCACGCTTACCGGCAATAGCAGCCTGTTGCTTAGCAGTTTCATCTAACATCTTTTTTTGTGATTGAATAATCTGTTGCATGGCATTAGCGGCCTGTCTTCTAATACCAGTATAAGCCATAGTGCCACGTTGCTCAACCTCGTTCCACATGCCAACAAGTTGACGCTTACTCATTTGCATTTTTTCGTTCAAATTTACAATTTGACCAAATAATGAACGAAATTTACCAGCCTCGTCAAAGGATAAAGTTTTAGGTAAAGTTTGTCTAATTCCTGCTACAAAAAATCTACCCTCTGCCTTTCCTCTTGAGGCATCGGCGAGCCTCTTTGCTTCTTCGGCAAGTTTCCTTTGTTTCTCAACCAAGGCATCCATCGTTTTAGCAGTGCCACCAACTGCAACACTAGCTTCTGTCCAATCTTTTTTAAGAGTATTCATCGTTAAATGAAGATCTCGACCGGCAGCGTCCAACGCCTTAATAGTTACATTAGCCATTGCGCCTTTTTCATTAAAATGCTTATGAGCCGCAGTGATTTTATCGACTGTGGCATTATATAAAAACATAGCATTTGTCAATGCTTGAAAAGCATTTACAGCTTCAGATGCGTCAAATCCTAATTTGATAAAATCTTGTTCGCTAGCCACGTTGTGAGACTCTCGTGTACACTAAATACTTCCGCAATCGAGGCAACTTCTTCAATGCAACTTGTTTAGCGTAAATTCTAAAAGCTTGTCGACCGGCTTCAAACGAATGCCAAGGAGTCGGATGCCGAAGCATGATGCCCCATTGAGAAACATCATTAAACTCATTAACAAGATAATGAGCAACTTGCGTATTAAATCTAAATTGAAACTTCAATCTAGTTCGGCCAAAACTAAAAGCTTGAGCCTTCTCACCAGCAGCCTGATTCTGCCCGTGAGCTATTTTCCATTGTGCCATATATGAACTATCAGGATTTATTGGTATATTCACCTTCAAAAATCTACCCATTGGTTTCAAAGAGCCTCTCGACATTCCAGTAAATACAGGGACAATCTCTACAACAGCTTTCAAAAAGGCTCTGGCTCCTAGTTTCGTTTCCCGATCAAGTGCAACTCCTAAATCCTTAGTAAATCGCCCCTGATCGAATTTCAGTTTACTGATCGTACCACTAAAGCCCAAAGCCATGAGATTCCAGATCCTCTCTAGCCCTGATCTGATTATAAGCAATCACGGCAGCTTGAATCTCAACACTGCAATCATCCCAATTCTCTTTAACACCTGGAGGCCTTATTTTTAACCGTTCACAAGCACTCCAAACTTCGTATTTAGCAGTTCGGCAGGACGGCAATACTATTTTGCTTGCTTGCCCTGCAGACCAGCTAAAAAATCTTTGCGTGCCTGCTCAACTTTCTCTTCATCAAGTGAGTTGGCTTCAAGAACTGCATTCATGATGCGAACTAATTCAGTGTCCGCAAATCCTGATTCCTTCAGTTCTTTAGACCAATTGATCCACGTAGTAGGATCTTCAAACTTAACAGTCTCCCACTCGATGTCTTCAGTGTCATTCAATGATTGAATAATCATCCAACTTGTTCGACGAGTATTTCGCTCATCGATTTTTTTCAGATACTCTGGATCTGCGACATCAGGCACAGCCTGAGTCTCCCCAGCACGCATAATCATTGGTGCCTTAGTTACTGGACAAAGTTTCTCAAAATCTTCATAATCAGCTATGGCGCCGGCCTTCAAAAAAAAGTTTCCGGTGCCTCTGAGAATTGGAATTACAACTATGTTTCTACCCGAAATCTTGTGTCCACCGATTTTCATTTCTAGTACCTCAAAGCTCGAACCCTTGTGACGTTGCATTGACCAGTGATCGACAAAGTTCCCGCTTTCGGGTCATAGTTTGTCGTGTCAACTCTGAAATCTTCGAAAGCAACTGCTTCATCATCAACTGAACAAGGCGTATCATGCACTACTTCTACATCAACAGCATACGGCTCCGAAGAACCGCCTGTTGATATGAGTGAGGAGCCTGCATTTTCTTGATTCAAGAATTCATCGATAGTCAAACCTTCGCCACCCCCTATGTCTGACTTAATGAATTCAAAAAGAGCATCGATCTTCAAATCGATAGGTTCCTCATCAGCATCACGAACAAAGCCTGTCTCGATCAGTCCTTGATTGGGCACGTACTCGTGATCACTGTGCTCAGTGAATGCAACAGTTCCGTTGCCAACTTTGATTGCAAGCTTGCTGCTAGTTCCAGTTAGTCTTGTGATTGTCTTAGCAGTAACAAGACCCAACCCGGTTCCTTCAGCAACGGCAGTAATCAAAGCATCTGCATCTGTATCTGCTTCAATGGCAGCTACAACATCAGCAGCAGTTGAAGTGATAGCACCAGCCGGACCTGTAGCAAGGTCTACAGTAATATCGCGACCGGATACTGACACAGCGATTGCTTGATCATTAGCACCAGGATCAACAAGTGTCAAAGACACTGCGCCTGCTATAGTTGAATGTCGAACTTTACTTGTCAACGTCAGATTGTTGTTATCGCCCGCAATAGTTATTGTACCGGTACCAAAAGCACCATCAACAACTCTTAGCGTGCAATTTTTCAGATCAATGAGCGCCATTGTTTAGCTCCTAGCAGCAGCAGGACGAAGAATTTTGCAACGACCTGCAACTGAGAATGTTGCAGCCTTAGGATCACCGTCAATTGTGTCTGGACGAAATTCATCCAAAGTGATCACTTCAGTTTTAACTGTTGATCCAAGAGGATCATTCGTGATTTCAACAATCAACGCAAAAGGCTCACAAGCATCTGCGCCGGCTGTCACCCAAGCTGCAGCTTCACCGATTTTGCGAAAAACTTCCATAGGCGTAGGAACTCCAGCGCCAGCAACAGCACGCAAGAATTCCCAAGTACCATCGATTTTCACATCGACTGGAGCCTGATCTGCATCACGGACAGAATCAAGTTTCCCTCTATCTTTGAAATACTCGCGGGCATGGTGTGCACCAATGGTACAGTTGCCTGCACCAAGTTTGATGGTCAGTGAGTTAGCACCACCATCTTTCAGTTTAATCGTCGCATTTTTGAGATCAATGACAGTACTCATGAGTTTCTCCTTTAAGGCAAAGACGCTCTGTAACGACCTTCAACAGTAAATTGTAGTAAACGGGTTTTCACATCGGGTTGGCCATAGTCAACGGAATCTAAATCATTTTCCCTGATAAGGCAACCAAATTCAGTTCCATCATCTCCCAACTCGTACAATAAAATGTTTGACGCCATTGCCGATTGAACTAATCCCATCAATCTTTTCGATGCATAAATATCGTTTCCAATAGCAACACTTCCTAACACATTAACTTCGAGAGTGACGAAAAATAAGTCTTTGCTATATTCGACAATGTCAGGTCCAGTTAATCTGACTTCGATAAATTGTCTGTATTTATTAGTATCACGCTCTTGACCTTCTGTGAAAATTTTCACACCAGTTAAAGTATCACTCAAATGTTTCATCACCGATGCGCAAATCCATCTAGGCCATTTATCATTCATTAGTAATCTCCTGACTGGCACTTACTTCCTGGCTAATGGATTCTTCAGAAACATTGGAATTAGGCAACCCTTCGACAGCTATACACTCGATTAAAACAGCTTGTTTCTCGGCGTCATAGTCAACAATTTTCTTTATGTCATACCTTGTGCCCCCGTACTCAAGCCTATCATTTTGATTCAACACAAAATTACCTGGCAAATCGGTGTTAGATACAATAAAAACTCGATTAGTTTCATCAATCATACCAACATTATCCATCAAACGCCTCGGTCGTGTAAGTTTCCTTGCTTCGTTAGTTTGCATAGCTATAGCTTTTGTTATATCAATAATTGTCTCAACCCTTTCTTGCTTACCGGTTGTGTAATTAACAGTCAAGGAACCAAGTTGGATAATTTTTATAGGCACACCATATCGATTTTTCAATCGATCGATGGTGCGACCTATAAAAGCGAGATTACTCATTTCACACTTCTCAAAATCTGCTTCACGTCGGCTCCGATTTCGTCAATCTTCGCTTTCAAATTATCAACATTTGTATTTAACTTAGCTCGGTCAGTATCGCATATCGGTGTATGAACTTCAAGAGCCTCAACCCTATTAAAAACTGACTTTGCCACGAAAATGAGTAACCCGAGAAATAACGACAAAATCGTTATTGTAAGCCAAGTCCAAGTCTTTTGGATTATTTGATCCATTGTTTATTACAACGGATGCGTGCCATCTGGCACGCATCCGTTGCCTTGAGTTGTTAGCCGAGTAGAACAGCACCAAGATTGGTATCCAACACCTTCACTCCGCAAAGAGTGTCGAGGGTAACCAATACACCCTGCTTGGTTCCGTCATACGTGATGGTAACCCTAATGGCGATACCACCCATATTAACCACTGCAGCACGGACGCCAAGCCTGGAGTCCGGAAGCGCCAACGGACGATTAACAAGAGACAAGGCGTTCCGATGGAAAGCAAAGTTATAGCTTCCACCAGGGCCAAGGTTGATGTTATCGTTATTAGCAATAGCTGCCACAAGCGGACGATCGAGCAGAATGGTCTTTGCAGTCGTGTCCACCTGAATGATCACATACTTGGTAGTCACAGCTTCAAACGTGCAGAACTGACCAACCTGCGGATCTTTGGTGAAACCATCATAAACAATGGTCTTAGCGTACCCAGCAGCGTATCCTGCCGCCAGATTCACTTCGCCCATCATGTACCTGGTGATGATGGCGTTGTTGGCGACAGTACCAACAAGTGCTGGACTGATCGTGATCTCTGTCGTGTTGGTAGCAGTTTCCGTGTGTGCGGTTATTTGATGTGGGATTTCACTTCCCACAATCGAAACCCACTCACCAGTCACGACTTCGCCAGTGATACCGTCCACAACGAGCACCGTATCACCAGCCACATAGCCAGCAGTCAAGTTAACAAGCATCGTCTGGTCGATGTCCGAATCAGCCTGAGTGGGTTGAGGCGTATTCTGACAAGTGAAGATGTTGTAACCAAACTTCTGACCAAGACTTGCAGTCCTAAGTGCCGTTCCTGCGTCACCGACTTTTTCAGCCGACGTAAACATTTCAGTCTGCAAGAAGGCAGCCTCGGAACTAGGCGTCAGAATCAGACGACGATCTGTTTCTGGCACTTTAGCTTCAGTTTGAGCTTGCTTGAGCGAAGTGATTCGCGCAATCGTGTTTGAACTCGTCAAAGTGCCGAGAGTACCAGCACGTTTGGCGATATACTGGACAACCTGACCCAGCAACACATGATCAATTGCCGAAGCAATGGACATAGCCGCTGGACGAAGGTGATCGGTAACCAAGTCTTTGAACGATTTCGACGCTTCGGCATCTCGGATGATGAACGAAGTGTGAAAATACTGGTCCAAAGCAACCGGCACATTAGTAGCAGTCAGTGCTTGCACTACCACATCATCGTTGGCGGTCTTACGTGCCCCAACAAATGTGCTTGGCCGACGGGTATTGACAATGTCGCCGGCTTCAGCAATCTCGTTTGAGAAATCACGATGAACGAGATTCGCCATCACCATGTTTTCATAGAGGACCATGAGGCCCTCATTAGCCCAAACTTCAGGAACGTAAGAATCAACATCGTTATCATGAACTGTGATGAACCAACCAAAGACTTGGTATTTCATGGTTTCTCCTAAATCGCGTTTGCTGGCAAATTAGCCTTGCGCCATAATTGATACTGTGCCAAGTCCTTCAAATTCATAGGACCTGATGCAGGATTTCCTGGCGCATTACCAAGACCAGGCCGAATGTTGGATTTGAACAAGTTGCCAAATTTAGCAGGCTTGTCTTTCATCCGTTTAATCACTTCGGCTGGCGTCAATTCCAACTCCACTTCTTTATCTTGAACAGTATCCTTGAAAGTTATTTTCACCGCAAACTTACCGGTAGGCTTGCCTTCAGCATCCACAGTTTCAGCGAGCTTGGCTGTAGGCCGAAGTAGTGATACCATCTGATTTGGATCAAAGGAATCATTAGCAACAGCAGCATCCATGATGCCACGACTAATCTCGGCTTCAGTAAAACGATTTTGCCAAGCAGATTTCTCAGTTTCAAGTGCCGCCTTATCAGCGGCTGCCTTTTTGCTAAGATTCTCTGCTTCCTGCTTCGCAAGCTCTTCCTTAGTGGAAAGCTCTTTGCGAAGATCGTTGATAGTTACCTTAACTTTCTCAGCTTCAGTAGCCGTAAGTTTCAAAGCTTCGATTTCCGCCGTCACGGCAGTCATCTTAGTCTGGAGCTTACGTTTCTCCTCAGCAAGCAAGTGATTAACTTGATCCTGAGTAAAAGTCGTAACAGCCGGTGGAACAATCAGCGGAACAACTGGATCGTTATCGTGCACCAAAATGAACAGATTAAACATGTTGAACCTCCTATGACACCCTACTAAGTTTCATAGCGCCAGGATTCAAAATATATTTCGATAGGTAATTCCAAGCAGTGATGTTTGGGATACCAACCGATTTCCAAATCATAGCGTTATTGCGGTCGTAGGTCACCTTAACATCTGAAAACGCTTCAGAAGTCACAACAGCATCTTCAACTGCAGAATTCGGATCAAATCCATCAAGAAGTGCTATAGCAATTTCGTAAGTAGCGAATTCAATATCCTCAGGCACTGTCTCATCATCACCTCTAGGAAACTGATGTTCCTGATCTTCGTCCAACTTTAGTCCAACAAATTTCATATTGTCAATAATTCGAGTTGATTGCTTCAATGCTTTAACACGATCAGTACTTGAAGCATCGGTCCAAGCATCTGAACCCAGACGCTCGCTGAAATAAATAGTTCCATCTGACTCTGTTCCGTAGTATGTCACTTGCCTTCCCCCCTCAACTTAGTTGCTAAGTTGTCTTTGATATCTGACGCAACATCATTTTTCTTCGTGCCTGTCGGGTCTGTGTCTTTGTCATCAACTCCACGCTCAGCAACCTTGCTTTGGGCTATAGCGATTCTCGCAGCACGATCAGCGTGTTCCTCGTTTGCAATTTCGATTTCGCCATCAGGATAGCCAAGTGCCGTGCTTGCCGTCTCACGACTAACGATGCCAATCTCCACATGCTTGGCTACTGTATCAGGATCAGTAATCAAGATTACTGATTTTTCAATCTCTGACTTAATTTTCGCTAATACATCGGAAGAAACTCGCGCACCTAATACCAGAGTTACAATCCGATTCAAAACCGATTTCCTGAATGTTGTGCTTGGCACATTAGCTAATATGGACTTCAAACTTTCGACAATTTTCCATTGATCGATTTCGACAAGCTTAAAGCCACGGGGATAAACAACGTGCCCCTCGTCAGAGCCTTCATACATTGACCAGATTCGAGCAATCGCGTTTTCCGCATTTTCCAGAACAAGAGCAATGAAGTTCAAACCGGCCTGTAATCCAGCATCGTCCATTTGCTTGCTTTCCGCAGATGCTATTGCAGCAGGACGCATATTCGATATTGCTAGATGCGTTAGCAATCTTATTTCAGTTTTAAGTTGTTCCTGCTTCTCCATACTGACTCGGAGAGGCTCTGCGCTAGGATGAATAAACGCAGGCTGATTGAGATTAGCAGGATAGCGACGCCCTGCAGAGACACCAGTCTTAATTTCCAAAGGCTTGGAAACATTCGCAGTTTTGGCTGTTCCGTCATCACCTTCCCCAGCTAAATTAGCTAGCAGCGTTTCCATTCTCGGATCAAATTGCTCAACATAAAATGGGAAATTTGCTCTTAGGCTGTAAGCCAAATCGGTTGACGACATATTAAGAAGAGCGATTTGATAAAGGCAAGTGTCTTTAATTAAGCTAACACCGATGTCTAACATAACAAATGGAATAACTGGAATATCGAGAATATAAGTTTCCGTGCCTTTGCTACCGTTCTTAAGTGTTTGTTGATTTTGTTCATCATAAAAAGTTACTTCAACATGATCGTCAACCAGTCGGAGAAGTCTGTAAAGGGTAATGTCACCTTTCGGTAATTCTGTTGACTCATCAAATTCGCTGATTTTCTCCCTCAACAACAATGTTTTCAACACTGTCGGATTATCTTTGTCATAAGCCCATGATCTGATGTCTTCAATCCGATAAATGTAAAGATATGGGTGTGGTTGTTGGGCTGCAAGTGTAGTAGCCACGATGCTTGGCATATCAACAAACACACCCACCCTAGACATAGTTATCAGTTCAGGGAGCACTGTGCAGCCAATGAATGCATTCATGTTTGTGCCCTTGAGGTCAACACCATTTAGTTGACCTTTCATTGCCTTATCATAACTGTTTGAACCTTTCCGATCAATATCATCAAAACGGCTGTAAATGGCATTCCTGACTTCGTCTATAGCGGCCTGTGCAAAAGCAGGATTGTAAGTTATCTTTTTCCTGGCCTCGAAATCAACAACAGATTCGCGAGTACTAAATCGAGTGAGGCATTCGTCAATGAATCGCCACCCACCCTCATAAGTCAAACGCCACTTCTCCCAATTACCGGAGTTAGCAATATAGTCAGGATGTCTAATCTCAGTGATGTTCATACAATACCAGTGATATCTTGGGTTATTGACACATTGGCAGCAAGAGGCAAAGCGATTTCAGCATAATTCCTGGCATGGGCATAGTGATCTAAGCCTTTGCCCTTAACGTATGAAGCTATCGTATTGCCAGTCTCATCCTTATCATACACTTTAGCTGGAACTGTCATCTGTTCGACATATTCCAATGGAGCATCAACCGGAATTTGGATAGATTGCGTCCTAAAACGACCCAATGCTAAGTCAAGCCAAGAAGTCCTATCGACGCTTATGGTGCTATCAACGTCATGCGATTGAATGATTTTGCCATTTATCCCGCGTGCATAATAACAAACTTTCACTCGACCATACCAACGATTAGCAAATTCGAGTGCCTTGCGGCGTTCAGGC